TCATTTTGTCGGGTTGACGATCTCGCCAACGCGGCGATAGACCTTCTTGGTCATCTCTTCGGTCGAGTGTCCAAGCAACCTGCTGGCATGGCCGATATCCTCGATTTCGCTGGCGGCCTTTGGGCGGATATCCCTGAACTGGAACTGGCGGATGGTCGCCGCCAGAGTCGCATCACCCTCTACTGCTGCTTTTTCCGCCGCTTTCTCCCGGGCTTCATCCCACCTGTTGCGCAGCATGGGATAGCTCATTCTCAGGCCGGATTGGTTGGTGATCAGGACTGAGTTCTTGATGCCGGCGGCATTCTTTCTTTCAAGAAGCGCATCGATGAATAGGCTGAGCTCGGAGGCAGACTCGCCATCATGCAGGCGAATCCGCAGACGTTTCTCGGTCTTCCCCTGGACGACGCTGAGAAATCCGTTATTCAGGTCGAGGGTGGAGCTCTTTATGACATCACTTGGTCGCTGGCCAGTAAGGTAGGCAAGATCCATCGCGTCCTTGAGCTCTTGTGGCGCTTCCTTGTATACCGCATCCCAGACCACATCGCCCGCATAGAAGTCTCGTGGGATTTCCTTGTTCCGGCGAAGGCCAAGGCAAGGGTTTGCCTTGTCGGTGAGTCCCCATTCCCTGGCGTAGGTGAAAATTACTGAAAGCAGAGCCAGCTCCCGATTTGCCCGAACTTTGGCTGTTCTGTTATCGCGATATTGCGCGATAACCTGCGGCGTCATCGCCTCAACTGGGGCGTTTTCGAATGCCTTCCTGATCTGCTTCAATCCTTTCTTGTAATCGTCCAGGGTTCCTTTCTTAAGCCCCGGCATGATCCTATCCTCATAGTCGTCGAATAGGCGGCCCATCAAATAAACGGGTTTGGGAACTACCTTTCTATCAAGACGTGCCCATTCGACCTTCGCCTGGTCCAAGTCGCTACCCAGCGAGATTTCAACCCTCTTGCCTTCGGCATCCCTGCCGCAGTAGTAATACCCAACCCAAATTTTTCCGCTCTTCCTTTTTCTGATGCGGCGTACCATTCGCGGCGGCAAATCCAAGTTTGCAGCCTTCTTCTTGCGCACTTATCAACTCACCCGAGAAAGGTCCAGGGTCCAGGTCTCGGCGACCGCATTCGTCGCAGAGGGTCTGACGCCGGCCAGCTTCAATCGGGCGTATACGCGACCAACTACCGGCCGGCGGGCGCCGGTGAGGACGTATTGCCAGCCATTGTTCGAGAGCCAGGCGATTTGCTTGGCTGGCAATTGGTAGCCGGTGATTGCCGCCAACTCTTCGTCGGCGAGCGTTTCGCTTTGAATTTCCATGGGGTTCTCCATGCCGCCTGCGGTGGCGGCAGTTGCTTGTTGTTGGTATCGGGTGGCGCAGGCCAGGCGCTGCTGGCCGATGGATCTGTTTTCTGTAGGCATGGGAAGTCCTACACTCTGCTGACACGCCAATGGAGGGGCAGCCATGAATGTTGATGAATTTGTTGAAAGGGTTTTCGAAATTGCGGAGGAAATCGGGTGTAGTGTTGAGCCACGCCGCGCTGGCAGAAGCATTTGTTTCAATAAAACCAATGACAAGTGGCTGAGTGAAAATCACATTAGGGCGCTGTTTCCGGAGATCCTTGATCCAGAGCTATCCAATCCGGACATCAATGTCCAGATTGATAGGGTGTCTCCGGGTCGGACCTGCACGCATGTGAAGATGCGAAAAATCTTGAAGCGACTGCATGCTCAGCGTGCTACTAATTCAAGATGAGTTTTCGTCCTTGGCCGGGGCATTACCGGGCTATGGATTCTCGCCGAGCTATAGTTGGGGCTCAGAATTTGTTGGGAGATGATTAAGATGCCAATCCCGAAATATGCGGCTGGCTACAAAATTGAGCAGATGGCTGTCTACCGGTGCAAATCCAAACGTTGCCACGTAACGCGTCACGGCTTGGTTTCACGTACACCATGGGTGAAACCAAAATTCGGAGAGGACTCCGACCTAACAGTCACTTGTTTGAAGTGCGGGACCGTACAGACGGATTTCTATAACTGGGCTCATCCTTAAACCAGCGAGAAACTCCTGGATCACCACAAATTATTCTCAACGCCATATTCGCGCAAGTCGATAAGGGGAGCTTGAAATGTCGGATTGGAGCGAAGTCGCTTCTGGTGCTGTTGGTGGCGGCCTTGTGATAGCTGTTCAAACTTTGAAAAGCGCCTACACCAGCCGACGAGACCGGAACAAAATCTTTCGGTGACTCGAAACAGCCTGGAAAATTTGAATACCGATCAGCTCGTGCAATCGTTAAAGCCGTCAGCCTGACGCCAGATAGGGTGTTGCTCTTGTGTCATACCGATGTGCGAATACACGCAGCCCTTGGTGATCGGGACGATCTATGGAATCTCAGTGGCGAAGACTAAAAGAAGCCCGTGGGGATGTTCGACTAGTCGCCGGCTGGCGTGAATCGGTGGATTGGGCACAGGTACTGGAGCGTGGACAGCGAGGTGAAATCGGGATCATGACTTCACCCCCAGCATCCCGATCACGTCCTTGATGCCCAGTGCATAGCTGGGTGGCCTGCTCATAGCCGCCCTGATCAAGGTTTGCACCAGATTGGCGACGTGGGTCGGGTCAGTGATAGTCGATCCGGCGCACCGGACAATGTCCAGGGCAACGCAGCGTCCCTCCAGGTAGGTGATGCGATCGATCGGGCCGCTGGTGTCGATCTCGTTCACGTCGAGTAGCACCATCACATCGGCGAATGTCTCGGCTACCAAGGGTTTCGGTTGGGGAATGGGCAACGCGTTGCCCATGGCGCGGTCAAGCGCTTTCTGTGCGATTGGATTCATGGGACACCTTGAAATAGCGCCCAGGCGGGGCGCTGGTAGGATTACGCCACCAGAGTGCGGGTGGAGGCGTGTCTACGCCTCGCCGCGATGACGAAGATCATGGATGGGGCGGTACGGATTGACGTAGCGCTCCGGTAGCGATCGTTTTCCAGGTTGGCGGTGGTGGTCGACTTCAGGGTTGTATCGCCGGAGTGCTGGGGACGAGCGAATCTTTGAGCTTGGCTTTGATGCGCGCTGCCAGTTCCTCTGCCCCGTGTTGTAGCAAGTCCGGTGTGTTGCTCAGGTATCGAATGGTTTCATCCAGCAACCCTGTCAGTTCGACAGTTCTCTTATCCGCAGCCTGCAGTCGCCGCAGCAACTCATCACGTTGATAGAGTAGAAATCGGATCAACTGCTCGCTGTCTCCTTCATGTATCAGGGCCATGTCTATGGTGTCGTACAGGTCTTGTTGCGGCTGTGGCAGGGGATTGTCGTTGGCGAAGCCTGCCTTGTCGGTCAGCTTTTTCAATTCCTCGTTCATAATCCCTCCGTATCCGGGTAGGTGTGTTGTCCTGTGGCTCCTTGTATGACATCGATGGCGGCCTGTCTGAGCTGACGTGACACATGCTCAAGATCGGTAGGTGTCATCGCTGTGTAACGGTCTGGGAAGTTCTCGAGCACGGCCAGTGGGTCGCCCGTGCGGGTTTCGGTGAAGCGGATGGTGAAACGGTGGTTCACGACTCATCTCCCATGTACTTGCGCCACGGCACTTTCACGCCCTTGACCAGAAATCCCCAGTCTCCCTTCCAGCGGCTGGTGATGAACAAGGTAAAGACCCCGCCGGGCGACACCGCTTCAATGCGGTGGAATTCGCCATGGTTGAGACGTGCTGTATCGCCGCCCCGACGTATATGTTCGCTGAACCGCATGCGATAGCCAAGGCTGAGCCGCTCCTCGATGTACCAGCCACGGAGAATTATAGTTCTGGCGTTCCATGGATGGTCATGAAGGTCGCGATTAGCATCGGGCTGAACGATGTGGTGGATGCGCATCGACCAGGGGAACCACCGCAACAGCGGCTTGTGCGTGTCCTGGTCGTAGGGATTGAGTAACCACCAGCGCCCCATATAAAGGTCAGTCCCATTGATGGATTTGATGGGCTGATAGGGCGTGCGTTTGCTGCGCTCGATCAACCAGGTCGCAATAGTCGGCCGGGACACAGCTCGGGCGATCAGTCGCCAGAAAAAGTTGATCATGGTGTGCGCTCCCTTTCGTAAAATTCCCAGTTAGCCCGGTCGCCCTGGGCGATGGTCCATATCAGTTTTCCAGAACCTTCCTGGTCGTACACAGAGCCACCGTACTGGGCACCGGGGAATTTGAACTTGGCGGTCATCGTGATCCGCGGATAGCCACCGATGAATTCAGTGAATTCCAGATCGGGCCGGAGATCCTGAATTTTCCTCTTGAACTCCGCGAACTTGGTGTTGCGCTCGGTGATGTTGGCCTCGTGGCTGTCCTTGCAGCTCTGGCAGCAGAACACGCGCCTCTCTTCGATGATCAGCGTGGACGGGATTTCCTTGCCAGTGTCGTCGGCCGGATACGCCTCGCTACCGCACCAGGCTTCGCAGTGGGAGCAACTGAGCCGCCACCCCGCGTCGATGTAGGCCTGACAGGGGATGTAGCCGTTATTGGCATACTGGTCGGCCCAGTGGGCGCGGCGGCAAGACACGGCGCTGAAGTCGGTACCAATTTCGTCAGCCCCCTGACGGCGAGCCGCTGCGCTGGATGTCGCGAATTGGACGTTCGACTCCTCTGGGTCGTTGGTTTCAACTGAATAGGCCAGCACTTTGCGCCCGGCCATAGGTTTACGGTTTTTTGCGGGCATGAGTTTTCCTGGGCAGGTATATCCCTGGCTGAGTGTCAATGGGGGAGGGCGAGATAAAGTTTCGTTGTAGGGAGGCTTGCTACAAGTTTCCACCGTCGAGAGATACTGCGTGTTCATCTAATTTGCACCTCAAGCCTTTCACTTGGGGTTCAGTAATGATCGACAAAATTATCAAACTCGTCGCACTTGCTACTGCGATCTTGAAACTTCTAGAAATTATTCTTCGTGCGGGCTGGCTTTGAGTTGACGCAGGATCCGCATCCCGATCCAGCGCACGACGGGGACTGCCTTGCTGTTCCCGATTGCCTTGTAGCGTGGGCCGTCCGGGCATTCCTCCGCCGGCCTGCCACGCCAGGGGATCAGCGTGTAGTCGTCGGGCATTCCCTGGAGGCGCTCGCACTCGCGAGGGGTCAGGCGGCGGACCGCAGATCCGGCCTGCACCGCCTGAACCTCGGCCCGAGCCTCAAGCGTGTAGGCGTGATCCACCTGTACTCCGGTGCCGTCAGGTCCGCTGGCTGAGTTTGTGCGTAATGCTCCAGCCTGTATGGCGTGGGTGACAAGCGGCTGCCCGCGCCCTGTGCCGTCCTCGCTGCCATCGAAACCGTTGGCCTTCAACGTATGGGTGATATCGCCGGTGATACAAACGGCAACTTGGCCGCCAGCATTGGAATGACTACCTGAGTGGTTCATGGCCCGAAGTGTTGGTGATATCGCCCCGGTATCGGCGCCATGATCTTTGCAACTGAAGGCCAGCACCGCATTTTCCTGTCCGCTATTTTGGCCAAGTGCAAACGCGGTCGAGCTGCTTACCCCAGGATCTTGCGTTCCGTGCACAACCAGCAGACCTGACTCTGCATCCTGCTGGGTGACGCTACCAGCGGCCTTGCTGTTGGCGTTGAGAGTTCCGGCCAGGATGAAGGCTTCTGAGTCGGCGCGATGGCTGCTCTGGGCTTGGGCACGGAGTCCGGGGGCGGTGATGGGGATATCGTCGAGTGAATACCCACCGGACTTTCTGCCGCCGCCTACAAGTGTCGGCGCGACGAAGAATGTCTCGCTTTCCATATCCAAGCGACTCTCCTTTGCGGTCAGTGTGGCGGCTTGCTCAACCGAGCTTTCCAGGTGGTGGCCGCCGAATGCGGGGATTCCGCCGAACATGTCTACCGCCGGCCCCTCATTGCCCTCGCAGTTCGGACAGCCGTAGGGGCCTAGGGCATCGGCAAAGATTTGCCCGCATCCGCACTGGAGCGCAGGGCCGAAAGGAGCTGTGCCGGTAACGTCTTGCCCCTGGCCTCGGCGCGGCGCAGTATCCCGGCGCACGCCTTCTCGCTCAAAAAGTACCTCGATGGGATCGAACCCGTCTCGAGCACTTGCGACAACGAACACACGACGGCGTCGTTGGGCCAGGCCGAAATATTGGGCGTCCAGGACCCTCCATGCGATTGTTCTTTTGGGTCCATAGACACAACCAGCGTTCGGCCATTTCTTCCTTGAAGGCTGCAGCTCGCAGTCTTCCCCAGCAAGTGCGCCAAGAAAACATCCGTAGGCGTTGTGCTTGTCACTGAGGACGCCCGGGACATTTTCCCAGACGATGATTGAGGCTGGTTTACCTCTGTTGGTGCGAACATAGTCAGTTGCATCTGCGAGTCCCACGTATTTGATGGTGAGGGCGCCTCGTGGATCGGATAGGCCTTCGCGCATGCCTGCGACCGAGAAGGCCTGGCATGGCGTGCCGCCGACCAGTATGTCTGGCGCTGGGGCCTTGCCAGACAACACCTTTGCTCCCAACTGGGTCATATCGCCGAGGTTCGGTGTATCGGGATAGTGGTGGGCCAGAACGGCACTGGGGAAGGCTTCGATCTCGGCGAACCAGGCTGCGCGCATACCCAGCGGGCGCCAGGCCAGAGTCGCGGCCTCGATGCCCGAGCAAACTGAACCATATGAAATGGGCATTGGGATACCTCATCAGCTAAAGTTGTGGGATATTCGTGGCATCAAATATGTTCATTGAGGCGAGCATGAAATTTGAAGAGACTCAAAAAGGAAATCCTTACAGGTTAACTACCAATCAACATGTTTTTCCGAAGGTCGGCCTGAACAGGTTTTCTAGTGATGATGGGTTGATTGATGTTTTTAGCTATAGTGCTGGGAAAGTCATAAGAGTTAATTCGGGTAACAATTTGTTTTGCGCCAGGCGTGTGTGGGATCAAAGAACTGAAGCGGGAATCGGCAAGAAAATAGAGGACCGTTTTCAAGAGTTGGTCCGTGGAATTCAAGCTGGTGCAGTTACCGTTATCGGACATTTCGAGAAAATAGTCGTGGAGGAGTTTTTTTCCCTATGGAGAAGTCGTCATAAATTTAAGGTTGACGGTCTTGAAGATGTTCACGCTAGTGGGGTTTCGGACGTAAGCCTTACGAAAGATGAACAAGAAATATTGGAAAGTAACCACACGATATTTTTTCGGAATGGTGTCATGCCAGGACGGTTCTCTGCGGGGATTTATATTGTTGGTTATATGGATGCTTTTCGAAATAATAATCGTGATATGGAATGGGGCATTGTTCGATCAGTTGATGGTGAATTTATTGTGCCTGACTGCTTTCAAGATATGATGATCGTTCCTGTATCGCCAAAGATATCTATAATTGCTGGTCAGCCTAACTCTGTACTTACTCGTAGTGAGGTGGCTGTAGTTAACCAAGCAGCCATAGAGCGCTCTAAAAATTATTATTTCGCACGTAATTTTTCTGCGTGTCCCGTGTATCGTGACAGACCTCCAAGGCTGCATCGTATATTTGCGTAATGGTATGCTCTTCCTTGTATCGCTGTGTTTCTGGAGTGGCTCGATCTTATCGACATCATGGGGCAATCCTGGCATTGGGAACCTGCTAATGGGGGATCACCAAGCGTGCACCTAGCAAGCTGGTGCGATTCGTCAATATGAGGTATATGTGTTCGTTCAGTCCGGCACAGAGCCGAATCAAGGAGAAGCTATGCTGTACCGCGGAGAATGCAGAACAACGCACGATAAAAACGAAGGCAAACTTCTCCCCAAAAACATGTACGGGGAGAAAGAGGTCGTCGCACGATATGACGATTCCATCACTTATGATGGTAGTTTTACATACGGTCCCACCGAGTCGAATCGTGTTGCCGCTCATCAACTCGAGTCAGGCCTTTACGGTGGCTGCTCTGTTTCCACTACCCGCTCCTACGAGGAAGCTAAGCGTTTCGCTTTATTTGGTGACGATCACGGAGTGGTTTACTGGATTGATGATGAACAATTCAACGCGTATGGCGTTGTCGCAATTGAGCCAGAAAATCCGGCAATCAAAACCGAGAAAGAGGTGACTATTCGAGCTGCGGATGGTGGTGAAATTCCTCCAGGACTTATTGTACAGGTAGACATTGTAGAGCGAGTATAAGCATCTACTTAACGATTTCAGCGCAATAAGTGAAGAGAACAAACCGTCGGCGTTTCGTCGTGGAATACATCCATTTGTGATGCGCCGTCGAACCAGGTGGCTGAAATCCGGCGTTCGGCCATAGCGGCGTATTTCGGGTTCAACTCACATAGCATCGACTTTCGCCCCTCCTGCATTGCTACCACTGCCGTGGTGCCGGCGCCGCCGAACGGGTCGAGTACCAAGCCGCCGCGCGGTGAGCCTGCGAGGATGCACGGCCGGATCAGCTCAGGCGGGAAGGTTGCGAAGTGGGCGCCCTTGAAACCCTGGTTAGCCACCGTCCACACGCTGCGTTTGTTGCGGGTCTGGCTGTAGTCGATGTCGGCCCGGTTGGTGCGGTGCTGGGGTTTTTGACCGTGCTGGCCTGTTCCAGGCTTCGGATCTCGAGCAAAGCTGTTCCGTCTGCCGCCGCCGACAGCCTTCATGGCTCCGTTGGTCTTTCCTGGAACGCGATCACTTCCGGCCTGACCTTCCACATTCTGCGCCCAGCGGGCCAGACTGCTTTGCGCCGCGGGCTCGCGTATCGCTCTCATGTCGCAGAAGTAGCTGGGCGATTTGCTGAGCAGGAACAGGTACTCGTGGGACTTCGTGCATCGATCTCGGGTCGATTCCGGCATTGGGTTGGGCTTGTGCCAGATGATGTCCTGGCGCAGATACCAGCCGTCATCCTGCAGGGCGAAGGCCAGACGCCAGGGGATGCCCATGAGGTCTTTGTGCTTGAGGCCGTCGGGAGCGGAGCGCCACCCTGCGGTATCCCCCTTTCCCTGCCAGGCTCCGTCGCCACGCTCGGCCATATATGACCTGCCGCTACCCCGACCGCCAGAGGCGTAGCTGTCGCCCATGTTCACCCAGAGGGTGCCGTCGTCGCGCAATACGCGGCGCACCTCGCGGAAAACTTCAATCAGGCGCCCGATAAACTCGGCTGGCGTTTTTTCCATACCAATCTGCCCGTCGACGCCGTAATCCCGCAACCCGAAGTAGGGCGGGCTTGTAACGCAGCAATGCACTGATCGGGCTGGCATCTTTTGGAGCAGCTCCAGGCAGTCGCCGACCAGCACCTGGTGGGAAGGGGTCATGCTGAATCTCCGCTCACGCTATGCCGCCCGCGCTCTCCGTCGCTGTCGGATCGCAATTCAATGTCACCGTGATCGGCCCGTGGCGGAGGTTGCCGGTCACCTGGCCATCCAGAGCAGCGACCTCTTCCCGGGTCAGGTTCTTCCTCTTGGCGATACAGACGTTACCTTTCAGGACCGGGATGGGATTCATGGCGCTGGTAGGGCCGTAGCTGTAGCCATTGCTGGCCAACCACCGCTGGGCTGCATACAGGGCCTGGAAGGTTCCGTCCTGATTGAATATCTTGGTGAACATGGATATCTCCCGTCAGTCATCGCCGCGGTAAGCGACGTTGTCCAAATCGTCTTGATCCATGTCCCGCTCGATCTTGATCTGTCCGGTGTAGAGGTTCAGTACCAGGGCATCGGCGTCGAAACTTGGTCCGAGGAACAGCTTCTTGCCGATATCGGTGTCGTCGACTGCCAGTGACCAGCAGTTACCTTCCCGGTTGAAGCGCATGCAGAACTTGCAGCGATGCCAGCGGACAGCCTCTTTCGGATCAGCGAACAAGTCCCAAAAACCGTCGCTGTAGTTGCTCCGTTGAAGGATGAATGTCGGTCTGTAAGCGCCATCGCGGTCGTAAGGTTTATCAAAGAAGCGGGCCAATTCTTCGACGAGTTCGGACAGCTTCATGCTGGGTGGCAATGGTTTCAACAACGTTGTCATCCGGCGCTCGATCGCCTGTTTGACAAAATCCTCCTGCACATCCGCCAGATGAGCTTTGATGATTTTTAGCATCAAGTCGCCGAAGCGCCCCATATCGCCGATATCAGCAGGCATCGCCTCGGTAATCTTCGTTTTGAGCATTTCACGAAACGTCGAGCGATAGTCAAACTGTTCCTCGATGGCGGCCTTCAACGCTTTTTCCAGGTTGACCTGTATCAGGGGTTGGAGGGTTTCTGGCGACAAGGCGGTAGTCAGGGACGAGGCGATGAGATCTTCGATTTCAATATTCATATAGGGCTCCGTGTAGATTGATAACGGACTCAGTGCTGGGTAGGCCGCGAGCGAGGTCAGCGGTCGGTTCCATAGAAGGCAAAGACGCTGAGCAGGGCCGCGAGTGCCAGCGCCCAACGCAGCAGCAATTTGCCGAATAGCTTTACTGCGGAGTGACGGCCCTGGCGGTCTTTGGCGTGGTCTTCGAGTTGCTGGGCAAATTGGCAGGCGCTGCGGTGGCCAAAGCGTTCACCCTTGGTTTTGCCGGTGGCACGTTCGACGATCTCGAACGTGTTGTTGCCTCGAGGAATGACGTTGAAACGGGGAGGTTGAGTCGGCTGGTCGAGGTTGGCCAGCTGGCGAAATTCGGTGGCTGACAGCTCCGCCCGGAGCCGAAGCCCACTCAAGATGGCGAGCCTCTGTTTAATCGTGGGGTCCATGGCGATTTCCTGCATGGGTTGTCCCAACCGGGTGCTCGTCAGCGTTGGTTGGGACACGGGGAATGTACTTCGATGGAGGGCGAGATTATTTCTCAGGACAATAGGCTGCGGGCCGGCTCCCGCACGCGTTCTATCTGGGTCGAATCCGTGCCATGAATGCGTCGATAGATTTCTTCGCGATGCACCGGTACTCCCTGTGGCGCCGCGATCCCGAGCTTCACTTGCTTGCCCTGGATGCCGAGTACGGTGACGCTGATGTCGTCGTTGATGCAGATGGTTTCGCCGATGTGGCGGCTGAGTATCAACATGGTGCTGCTCCTTGCTTGTTGGTTTCCCAAAACGCCCTCGTGGCGAAGGCGCTTCAGTGGAACTTGCTGGCCGTGGCCCGCTACTGGCGTCGGCCATTGGCTTGAATCGAATGTCAGGCCTCTCACCGTGGCGCTGGCTAGCCGTGCGCTACAGCTCGATTCCTCACCCATTACCGCGGGGTCGGCGGTGCGCTATGCATTTCCGGGTCATTCGCCAGTTCGGTATCCCTCGTCCGCCGCAGGTTCTTCCTGCGTTTTTAGCCGACGTCCCCAGTCACTCCCGAGGTCGTGGGCCAACGCGGATCGCCGGTCTCCGGTAGAGGCGTAGCGGTCTGTTGGTTGGGTTGTGTTGAGAGCCTTTGCATCGACCCTCCCTGTCCTTGCCGGACAGGAGGCCCTGCTTGTGCCGCAGCAGGATCGGCTGTTGAGTTGTTAAAGAGCGGTCCAGGCGCGTCCTGGTGTTGCGGTTGTTTTTTTCGGCGATGCGAAAACAATACGCAAGCGTATGGATTGAAGTCAATACGCAAATGCATTGATTTTTCTCCGGACGAAAAAAAACCCGCATTGCGGGTCGCCAATTTTTGCCTGAAAGGCTACGGACTCAAGCCGGGAGAGCGGCTTAGCGCTCTCCGGCTTCCTGGGCTGTTACGCGGCTAAGCCGAAAAATACTACACGACCCAAGCACCAGCTCGGGTCGCTTTGATCGACTTTGACCATTGCGTATTGGTTGTTTGAGGGTTTGATGTAGGTCTCCCCCCCGTGCTCTATCAAGACTCCGACGATTGGTGTGTTGCCACCGAAAGACCCCAGGACAATGTGACCTGGTTCTGGGACTGCATCCGGGTCCACAAAAACGGACCAACCTTCAGGTATTGATTTCTCTGTCTTCTGCCCGAGCATGGAGTCATTGGGCATCGTAAAGAAGAAGGCACGGGCTCCTACCTGCACTGGACAAGGCATGAACACCTCTACACGCGAAAGTTCATATCCCCCGGAACGCCACTCCAGCGCATGCTCTAGAGCAATCAACGGGACCCTGTATACATGGCCAGTTGACGTAGGATACAAGCCGAAATCTTCGTCGGATGTAGGGCGTTTTGTTTTTTGCGATAGGCCTTTTGCACCACTTCCCTCGAGCCAGAGGGAATCGACTGTCACGCCGAGCGCCTTGGCTATCCGTTCAAGATTTTTAAGGCGCGGGCTGGTGGATTGGCCTGTGATGATTCGGTGAATGGTGGGTTGTGGAACGCCCGAGCGCCTACCGAGCTCTCCCTCGCTCCAGCCTTTACTAAGCATCGCAGCGGCAATTTGTTCGCCAATACTCATGGGCCACCAATAAGAAAACGTATCACGCAATTGTATTGCTTTGATCAATACGAAAGGGTATTGTTTTGGTGACACCTTGGCGTATTGGAGCCATCGATGACAGTGCAGAAAATGCTAGAGGATCTGATCGAGAAAGGGTTCTCGCAGCGCGCAATTGCGAAGAGGGTAGGGACGACTCAGCCAACCATTCACCGTGCTTTGAAAGGTTCTGATACCCGTTATGAAACGGGGAAAGAGATTGAAGCGATGCACCATCAAGAAACTCGACCAAAAGCTGTCGAGCATCTTGAAGGGATTCACCCGCGGGGAAAACTAGAGCATGAACAAGCCGATCCTAGATAACCGCCGTGAGGTTGCCAAAGCCATTGTCCGGGCTTTTCCGGGCGGGGCTGAGTGTGCCGCCGCGCGTTTGGGTTATGAAAACCTCAAGCGCTTTGAAAACCATCTCTACGAGAACGCCGGCAGCAAGCCGCTGAGCGATGCCGAACTGTGCGTGCTCGAGTCGGAGCCAGGGACGAGTTATCTGCCGGATTACCTCTGTGCGCGCTATGGCGGGGTGTTTGTCCGGCTTCCGGATACGGAGGCTTTGGACAATGTCTGCCTGCACGAGCGGGCTCTGATGACTTCGGCCAAGCGCGGTCAGGTTGACCAACTGATCATCCAGTCCCTGCTCAACGGCGGGGAGATCGATGACGCCGAAGCCCGGGAGATTTTGGCTGTGCATGCCAAGCATATGGCGGCGCGGCATGAGTATGTGAATTCGGTGATTGCCTTGAACAAGGCCAAGTGAGAGAGATCATGGCTCGAGAAAACATCAGCGCAGATATCAAATTGTCCCCCCGCGAGCGGGAGATTGCCATTCAGGCGATGGGGGCTCGAGTCTCGGGAGAGCCCGCCGAGGCGGCGCTGCAATTGTTGCGTGGCATCGCGGTGTTGGATGGACAGCATATACCGGCAGTGGCTTGGCCGAATGGGCTGAGTTTTGGTGACAAAGCCGCCTGGCACATGGAGCAGGCGGCAGTACTCAAAAAACGAGAGGCCTGGATCAACGAGGTCCGGATTGCTACTGCGGTACGGCAGGCTGCTGTTTCAGCTTCAGACCCGCCATGCCCAGATAGTCAATATCGGCCTGAGCCACCTGATAAGCACGCTCTGTCAGTTCAACCTGGCAAAGCTCCTCATGCAGAACAAATAGAAGCTGTTCCTCGGAGAGCGACTGAACCTGCGCGAGGTCCCAATGGTGTTTCTGAATAACGTACAGCTGGGCGGCCTTGAGGCCCTCAAGCGGTTCCCAGGGTGTTGCATGGAGCGCGCGCTGCACTTGGCAGAAGCTGAAAAGCAGATAGCCGGGCAGCGCCTTGAGAACAGCACGTTTGTGCGCTTCTCGGCTAAGCGCTGCGCCTTCTGGATGGCCTTCGGCAAGCACCGCTGCGTGGACGCGTTCAGACCACTCTTTGGCGTAGTCAACGTAGTTCATATGTCCGGCCTCCTGGCCTGTGTTTTGTGGGAAACGAACGTTACCACGGATGCGCCGGATACCCATTTCGCGTGAATCGCGGGCTTAAAAAAGCCGGAGTGCTCCCCCGGCGTTTTCAACAACGTCACCGCAGTGAGAGGCCGTCGTGAACACAATCGTCGCGTCGAGCAACATTGTCATGATGTCCAGCCGTGAGATCGCCCAGCTCACGGAAAAGGACCACAAGAATGTCATCCGCGATATTCGGATCATGCTGATCACCCTCTATGGGGACAGCTACCTGCAGCAGCACATGCCGGGCAAATACCGAAACCGACGTTCGGAATACATTCGCGAGAACGCCAACGCCTTGCTCGACCAAGTGTTCAGCGATGGCTCAGAAAGGCGCCATCTCTCCACGACGGGATTTTCCTGGGCCCGCGACAGCCGCGGCTACGTCTGCAGCTTTCTGCTGGACAAAGAGCACGCGATCACGCTGACCTCCGGTTACAGCGTCAAGCTGCGTCACCGGGTGGTGCAGCGTTGGCTTGAGCTGGAGGCTAGGCCTTCGCCCTCAGAATCCCTGCGTATCCCTCAAACGCTCCCTGAAGCGCTGCGTCTGGCCGCCGACCTGGCGGAGCAGAACGGTGAACTTCAGCGGACGATCGAGGCGCAGGCGCCGAAAATCAAAGCCATCCATCGCCTGGCTGCGGCCCAGGGGGCGATCTGCATCACCGATGCGGCGAAGCAACTGCAGGTGGCGCCATCCCGTCTCTTCGCCTTTATGGAACAGCGCCGCTGGATTTTTCGCCGCAAGGGCTCCACCCGCTGGATCGCGTATCAGCCACGGATTCGGGAAGGACTGTTGCAGCACAAGGTGACGGCGTTGACGCCCGATGTGGAGACCGGCCTGGAGCGGGCGGCGTTTCAGCCCTTGGTCACGCCGAAGGGATTGGCCTACCTGGCGACTCTGCTGCAGGAGGGGGAGTGATGTCCGATCACGGGATAGGCCAGGCGGCCGCCGGGGCGATGCCATGACTTTGCAAGAACTGTTGGATCGCCCGATCGCCTTTCAGCGCGCGTTTGTGTCGCTGGGCGTGGGCATCACCGGCGCCCTGATGTTGTCCCAGGCGATCTACTGGTCCAACCGCACCGATGACGCCGAGGGATGGTTCTACAAGACCATGGAGGAGTGGGAAGCCGAGACAGGCATGACGCGTTATGAACAGGAGGGCGCACGCAAAAAACTGGTCAAGATTGGGGTGCTGGAGGAGCGGAAAAAAGGTGTTCCCTGTCGCTTGTTTTATCGCGTGAACCTGGAGGCGATTCACGCAAACTTGTCTGCGGAAAAACCACAACCCAGTTTGCGGAAAAACCACAAACAGGCTCGGGGAAAACCCACAAGCAAGCCTGAGGAAAACCCACAGGCTATTACAGAGACTACAACAGAGATTACTTCAGAGATTACAACAGAGACTTTACCGGGGGAGGGTGCGGCTGCGCCGCCCCGGCCCGGTGAGGGGGGCGAGGTGCTCCCGGAAAGCCCGCGCTGTGAGATCCCTCCCGACATGCCCGGACCGAAGGACCCGAGCTGCAAGACGTTCAAGGTGTGGGCGAATTACGCCTTCGCCTACCGCAAGCGGTATTCGACCTGGCCGGTGTGGAACGCTCGGGTCGGAGGATTGCTCGGGCAACTGGTGGATCGGCTCGGGGTCAACGCCGCGCCGAAGGTGGCCGCGTATTACCTGGTGATCAGCGATGCCCAGTACCTGCGTGAATGTCACAGCCTCACCACCCTGTTGTCCAAGGCCGAGAGCATCCACACCCAATGGATCACCGGCCGGCAAATCACCGGGGCCACCGCCCGGCAGATGGAAAACACCCAGACCAATCTGTCGGCCGCCGAACAGGCGAAGGACCTGTTACGAAAGCGGAGTGGCAGCCATGCTTAGCCAGTCCCACCTCGAGGATGTCATCGACCTGCTTTGCGCCACGGCGGAAGCCATGGGTACGACCCTCAGTCCGAACACGGCGCTGATCATGGCCGCCGATTTGAGCGAGCACCCACTTGAACGGATTGAGGCGGCGTTGACGGCATGCCGTCGGGGCGGTCGCGCGACGCTGACCACGTTCGACATCCTGGAGCACCTCAAGGCCGCGGATGGGCGTCCCGACAAGAACGAGGCCTGGTCGATCGCGTTGGTCGCGCTCGATGAATTCGAAACGGTGGTGCTGACCGAGGAAATCCTCCAGGCACTGCCGGCGGCACGTCCGATCCTCGAACTGGGCGACAAGGTGGGGGCGCGCATGGCGTTTCTGTCGGCCTACGAACGGCTGGTGGACGAGGCTCGGCGCCAGGTTCGGCCTGTGACCTGGAGCGTTTCCGTGGGCTATGACCCCAGCCGCGGTGTGGCGGCGATCGAGCGTGCGGTGCAGCTGAAATTGATTGCTCCGGAAGTCGCCAGCGCCCAGTTGGCGCGCCTCGAGCACACCCCCATCACCGAGGATGGCCGGGCCATTGCAGGGCTGATCACCGGGGCAACGGCCAGTCCCTCACCCCAGGTTCGTGAGCGGTTACATCAACTCAGCGTGGAGTTGGAAGCGCGGCAGGCCTTGGCCCTGGAGGCGCGCCAGCGCCGGGTGGAGACCGAGCGCCGCGACCTGGCCGAGCGCATCAATCGACAGTTTGACCTGATAGCCCAAGCCCGAAAGGAGGGACGGTTGTGAGCCATGACACCGCACTGAAAAATGAACCGGATGCCCCGGTACCGAAGACACTTAACGTCACCTTGAGCGATGCTGAGATCCGCCGTCACCAGAGCGGCGATGTGCGGCAACTGCGTGATCCTCGGTACCGGGAGCTGCGTTTCCGCTATTCGACCGTCGACCGCACCCGGGGGGCCTGGCACGTCGTGGTGGCGGGCCAGTGGGGCAAGGCGGGGGATTACCCGGGCATCAATGTCCGGAGGATGTTGGACACACTGCCTGCCATTCTGGCGCGCCGCTCAGTGGACCCGAAGGCGAAATCCACGACCACCCGCTGGGCCGCAGTGGGTGACCTGCTGGCCTGGTACCAGGAGCGTATGACCCGCGATAAGGGCTTGTCGGCCAAGCGAAAGGCCAGCGCCCGGTCGGCGATCAAGTGCCATTTGGCGCCTCAGTTGAGTGCGTTGTTATTGCTCGAGCTGGATCGGCCGTCCCTTGACCGCCTGCTGCTGTGGCCGATGCAGGAGCGATACGCGCTGTCCTTTGTGCGGTCGGTCTATGGCGTGTTGGCCGTGGCTTTCCGGCAGGCCCACCGGCTGTCGATGATCGACAGCAACCCCATGGCGGGGCTGAAGTTCGGCGACTTCGTGAAGAGCAAGATCAGGCCCAAGCCCGCCCGGCTGCGGGGCGCTGATCTCGAACACTTGCTGCCGGTGCTGGCCAGCGGTTTCGACGCGCTTCCGGCCGCCTCAATGCTTGCGGCGATGATGTTGTGTCACGGCTCGCGCATTGGCGAAACCCGGCTGGCGCGCTGGAAGCACATCGATCTGCAGGCCCGGCAGTGGTTTATCCCCGCCGCCAACACCAAGACCAAACGTGAGCACACCTTGCCGCTGACCGATCAGGTCTGCGCGTTGCTGCGGCAGTACCAAGCGCGCCAGCGGGCGGCAGGTTATGACGGGGCGCACCTGTTTCCGGGTGGGGCTCGGTCGGCGATCAGCGCGACCAAGGCCAGCACCCTGTTCAGGGACTTGGCGCGAGGCGAGTGGTCGAGTCATGACCTGCGCAAGGTGGCGCGCACGGCCTGGACGGACCTGGATGTCGATTACCTGGTGGGCGAGCTGCTGCTCAACCATGCCCTGAAAAACCTGGACCAAGCCTATATCCACACCAGCGCCGAGGCCCTGAAGCGCAAGGCGCTGGAAGTGTGGCACGCCTGGCTCGATGAGCACGGATTTGCCGCGCTTCACGGTGAGATATACCCGAGACAGGACAACCGCGTTAAAGGCGGGCAGCCCACGAAGAACACGGCGTGTGGCGGTTTTGACTATCCATTGCAAGGGAGGAGGTTTTTCGACAGTGACGTCTCCCGTCCGATCACACCGCTACCTCCATTCGAACCCACTAGGAGAGCACCATGAGTCACCTCACGGCGGTAGTACCGCCGCACCCGCGCACGATGCAGATCTGGAGCGTGGTATGAACACGCGCAAACCCTTGAAGAGCCAAATGGGGGACACCGCGTACATGCTGGAGCAATGGGGTTGGTGGCGCATGCAGGGAATGGGTGTGCCGAGTTATGCCTCGCCGATGCTGACGGTGATGCGCAACGTCATGCCCAATACCAGCCGTTCTTTCAGTATCACCGATGAACTAGCGGTGGTGGTCGACGCTGCGGTTGCCCGGCTTTGCAAGCGGGATCAGCAGATGGGAGACATGCTTTGGCTGTACTACGGTGCGAAGTGGCCGGCTATCAGGGTAGGGCGTCACTGGACAATGAGTGAAGGCAAGGCCCGGGAGTTGATCAAGGCCGGTGTCGCTTGGATCGACTGTGCCTTGGAGCATCTGAGAGAAGATGGTTAAAAAGAGTTGTCCATATGGAATAGCTCTGTTTTCATGGCACGGTGTTCAGCTGTTTCAGCGTGGCACCCGACTCAAACCCAGCCTCAGGATAGGGATATATGAAGCGAAATAAAAGTTATGCCTGGGCTCTTCTTGACTTGGTCCAGGAGCATGGTGTCTGTGCAGGAATGGATTTGCTTCATCTGAAAACGGTATATAGGGGGCGGAACGGTGAGTTCAGCAACGTGGATCAATTTCATCTTGACTTGCTAGTTAACGGGGGCTTTTTGTTTCTAATAGCAGGTGCTGGGGCCGAGCCAACGAAAATTCAGATAACTTGGGCAGGTTACGATTTGCTGGAGTCATTGCATAAAGAATTGTACGAGTAAGAAGTGTATTCGTGTGAATGCGGCCCAGTCTTGGACTGGGCCTAAAAACTTAAGGCCAGTAGAATTTTTTTCGATCTCCCGGAATATCTGTCCATTTAGTACTCATATTTTTTTCGACGCAAAAATCATGTGTGTCTTGGCCCAACAGCTCTAGTGTTTTCTTGAGGTTGACTTCTCGCACCTCTGTTTTATAGGCATCGTTGTCCCTCCAGCCATAAAAAAACACCTTGTCTCCTTCAGGAACGTCACGTCTGACGCTGGCAGTTTCATGCGCTTCGGGTGTTTTTTGAGGCGATGCGGTGTTTGGAATGTGCGATCGAAAGTCTTTCAAGAATGACTGGCCAGAAAAAGCAGGTCCTGTCCCAGCTTCTATACCCAGAATTTCGCGAAGCTTGAAATAAACAGATTCAGGTCTGATTCCAACGTCTTGCACTACGTAGGGTTCTTGCACGTCAAAGTGGAACGCTAGGTTGTGCCCTTTGGCACCAAAAAGGAGCTGGAATGGGTAGCCGTTGTCGATGAAAAAGAACACATCAAAAATGACATCTTTTACGATGTATTCGAATTTCTGCCTTGTTAGCTTTTGACTGAGCATTGATCTATGCAGCGGTTTTAGCTCATTCAGTATTACGGCCATACAGCTACTCCCTTAGTTGGAAATCCAAAACTAACAGTAGTCAAATGAAATTTCCACATTAAGTGCTCCCTGCATGGGAGGTTACCGAGATGTCCAACATGCCAGACAGACCAGACACCTGGGCTGCGGTGCTCGAGTGGCTGAGCCAACACAAGGCGACGCTGTACGTGGCGTTGATGTCCTGTGGGATGGCCGTGCTCCGTGTTATCCATGGGGGTGGCAAATGGCGCGAATGGCTCCTCGAGGGCCCCCTCTGCGCGGGCATGACCCTTGGCATGATTCCACTACTGGAGTACTTCGAACTGCCGCCCAGCCTGGCATTGCCGGTGGGTGTCTGGGTGGGATACCTCGGCACGAAGAAAATCGCTCGGCTGGTTGATCGATTCGCCGATTTCAAATTACCCAATCGCCCTGTCGATTGACGATCCTCGTGGAGGCCGACAATGGCTCGTCTGTATACCCTCGGTACTCGGGTGAAAACCCAAGATGATCGCATCCGCATTGTTGAGCCGGGGTCCTGGCGCTACGACAAGAGCAACGCTCACCAGCGCGGTTACAACCATGCCTGGCGCAAGGCGCGGCTGGAACATCTGCAAGCGCATCCTCTGTGTGAGTACTGTGAGCGTGAAGGGCGAGTGACAGCCGCGAACGTGGTTGACCATTCCGTACCTCATCGAGGTGACATGACGCTCTTCTGGGATAGAAACCTGTGGGTTTCGCTGTGTACTCCCTGCCACTCCTCGGTGAAACAGCGTGAGGAGGTCGAGGCGGCACGGCACTGTCTTCGGTAGGGCGAGATGGGTCAGGATTTTCGAAATCGAGAATCATTATCATTTTCGAGGGGTAGGGGGGGCAAAACTTCAGAGACTTTCGTCTGCGCGACCGCCCGCCCTCGCACGGACAGATTTTTTCCCCCTTCAGGATTTTTGTTAATGGCTTTAACAAACAAAAAGCGGGCGTTTGTTGAGGCTATCGAGCAAGGCGCCTCCAAGCGGGACGCCGCTATCGCCGCGGGTTACAGCGCGGCTACGGCATCCGCTGCCGGCTCTCGGTTGTTCAAGGATCCGGCGGTGCAGGCTGAGCTTGAAGGCCGCGCTTTTAACAAAGCACCGACGCCCAGCGAACCACCCAAACCTGAACCTGAAGAACCGCGTTTCGATATCCAGGCGGCGCTGATGTTCCGCGACCCGAAAGCGTTCCTGCTGGCGGTGATGAACGATACGAAATCCGAGGCCAAGCTGCGGGTCGAAGCGGCGAAGACTCTGATGCCGTTCGTGCATGCCAGGAAAGGCGAAGGCGGCAAGAAGGAGGAAAAGGAGGCGGCGGCCAAGGCAGCCGCCAGTGGCCGTTTCGGTCAGGGCGCCCAGCCCAGCAAAGTGGTTCCGATCAAGAGGTGATGAATGGAGTGGTCGACGGCATGCCCCGACTGGGAGCAGCGGATCGTCGCCGAGCAGTCACTGATTCCGTTCGAGCCGCTATTTCCGGGCGTGGCCAGGCAGGCGCTGGATGTGTTTCGGGAATTGCGTGTGGTGGATATGGCGCACAGCCCGACCATGGGCGAGGTCAGTCGCCCCTGGATTTTGCAGTTCGTTGCGGCGGTTTTCGGTGCCTACGACGAAGAGGCGGGGCGGCGACTGATCACGGAGTTCTTCCTGCTGATCAGCAAGAAGAACACCAAGTCCACCACGGCGGCCGGCATCATGCTCACCGCCCTGATCCTGAACTGGCGACCTTCGGCTGAATTCCTGATTCTGGCCCCTACCATCGAGGTAGCGAACAACAGCTTTTACCCCGCTCGGGACATGGTGAAAGCTGACGAGGAACTGTCGGCGCTCCTCCATGTGCAGGATCACATCCGAACGATCACGCACCGCACGACCGGCGCGACGTTGAAAGTTATCGCCGCCGACAGCGAGACGGTGGGTGGCAAAAAGGCCACGGGCGTATTGATTGATGAGCTGTGGCTGTTCGGCAAGAAGGCCAACGCCGAAAACATGCTGCGCGAAGCCTGCGGCGGCCTGGCCTCGAGGCCGGAAGGCTTTACCATTTTCCTGTCGACCCAGTCCGACGAGCCGCCGGCCGGGGTGTTTCGGGCCAAGTTGCAGTACGCCCGGGGCGTGCGCGATGGTCGCATTGAGGACAAATGCTTCCTGCCGGTGCTCTACGAGTTCCCGGACAAGTTGCTCAAGGCCCAGCAGCATCGCAACCCGAAGAATTTCTACATCACCAACCCCAACCTGGGGGCGTCGGTGGACACGGCGTTTCTCGTTCGCGAGTTTCAAAAGGCCCAGGAGGCCGGCGAGTCTTCAATGCTGGGCTTCCTGGCCAAGCACCTGAACGTCGAAATCGGCCTGGCCCTGAAGTCGGATCGCTGGGCCGGGGCTGAGTTTTGGCAGGCCCAGGCAATCCCCAGGGGCGTGTCGTTTGAAGACCTGCTTGAACGGTGCGAAGTGATTGATATCGGTATCGACGGGGGTGGCCTCGATGACTTGTTGGGCTTCTCCGCTATCGGGCGCGATAGGAACACGCGCAAATGGTTGCTGTGGACCCACGCGTGGGCTCACCCCTCGGTGCTCGAGCGGCGCAAGAGTGAGGCTGCACGCTTTCACGATTTTGCCCGGGACGGTCATCTCACCTTGGTGGCGACGATTGGTGAGGATGTCAGCGAGGTTGCCAGTCTTGCCGCGCGGGCGGAGGAGTCGGGATTGCTGGACAAGGTCGGGATTGACCCGGCCGGTGTCGGTGCGATTCTCGATGCACTCATTGAGGTCGGAGTGCCAGAGGACAAAATCATCGGTATTTCCCAGGGGTGGAAGCTCGGCGGCGCGATCAAGACCACCGAGCGCAAGCTGGCCGAGGGCGGCTTGATCCACGGTGGGCAACCGATGATGGCCTGGTGTTGCGGTAACGCGCGTGTGGAGCCCAGGGGCAATTCGATCCTCATTACCAAGCAGGCCTCGGGGTTCGCCAAGATCGACCCGCTGATGGCCACTTTCAACGCTGTATCGCTGCTTTCGCTCAGTCCGCAGGCACGCGGTAATGACGACTTCATGGCCGCTATCAGGAATCCAATCATCGTATGAGCATGCCCATGATCAGCTTTATCGTGAGCTCCCTGTTGGGGTTCGGTTTACTGACGTCCGGTGTGTACGTGTTGTCAGGCGCTGGCTGGGCGCTGCTGGCTGGGGCGGCCTCCTTTTTTGCTATAGCGGGCTTTATCCGCCAAGGGCTGACCAGTGAGTAAAACCTTAGCCGCGGTCCTCGTCCGGTCGGCAACAAAGCCACGGGCATCTCTTGGGGAATGGTTGGGCAAGGCCATCAAAATGACGGACGGTGGCTTCTGGAGCGGCTTCCTCGGTACCCAATCCAGCTCCGGTAAAACCGTCACTGTTGACAGTGCCCTGCACCTGTCGGCGGTCTGGTCGTGCGTACGGATTATCTCCACATCGGTCGCCGGCCTGCCGCTGGGTGTCTATCGACGCATGAGCGACGGTGGTCGAGAAGATGCCCGCAGCTTCTCGCTGTATGACGTGATTCACAACAGCCCCAACGAGGACATGACGGCCTTCCAGTTCTGGCAGGCGGTGGTTGCATCCATGCTGTTATGGGGCAATGCCTTCTGCGAGATTCATCGTTCGGCGGGCCGAGTGATTGCCTTGGATTTCCTGTTGCCGTCGCGGGTCGACCTGGTGGTGGATGCTGATGGACGATTGGAGTACTGGTACCGGCCGAAAAAAGGTCCACGCCGACAAATCCAGTGCATCGATATGCTGCACATCCCTGCGTTCTCACTGGACGGCCGGATCGGTCTGTCGGCTATTCGTTACGGCGCGGATGTCTTCGGCGCGGCCATGTCTGCCGATGATGCGGCCAATGGTACGTTCAAGAATGGCTTGCTTCCGACGGTGGCCTTCAAAGTCGATCGCATCCTCAAGCCCGAGCAGCGCGAAGAGTTCCGCGACTATGTCCGGCAAGTCTCCGGCGCTATGAATGCTGGGAAATCACCCGTGTTGGAGCAGGGCGTCACCCCTGAAACCATCGGCATCAACCCCGCCGATGCGCAGTTGCTGGAGTCCAGGGCCTTCAGCGTCGAGGAAATCTGTCGCTGGTTTGGTGTGCCGCCCTGGATGGTCGGCAAAACCGAAAAAGGCAGCAACTGGGGCTCGGGGCTGGAACAGCAGATGATCGCGTTCCTGACCTTTTGCATCAGCTCGATCACCAGTCAGATTCAGCAATGCGTGAATAAACGGTTGCTGAGTCCGGTGGATCGGGTCCGCCACTACGCGGAGTTTTCCCTGGAGGCATTCCTCAAGGCTGACACTGCTGGCCGCGCGGCCTGGTACAGCCAGATGACCCAGAACGGGATCATGACCCGCGACGAATGCCGGGCCAAAGAGAACCTGCCACGCCGTGGCGGCAATGCCAATGTGCTGACCGTGCAGACCAACCTGTCGCCGATCGACCGCCTCGGCGAAACCAGCGATATGCAAACCGCCAGGAACGCCCTGATGAACTGGCTCAATCAGCCGGACACAAGAAACCCGGAGTAACAGCATGCAAGCAATACAGGAGCGCAATTTTCGTTGCGAGCTGAGCCCGCTCGCCCTGGAAATGTGGAATCCGGACCTGCGCGCCGCCCTCGACGGTGATGAGGCGACCATCACTGTTTACGGCATCATCGGCGATGACTGGTGGGGCGAAGGTGTCACGCTCAAACGGGTGGATGCGGCCCTGCGGACTATCGGCGACAAAGCGGTCACGGTTTACATCAACTCCCCCGGCGGCGATATGTTCGAGGGGATCGCCATCTACAACCGCTTGCGGGAGCATTCGAAAAGTGTCACCACCAAGGTACTCGGCCTGGCGGCGTCAGCGGCGTCGGTCATTGCCATGGCCGGTACGCAACGCGAGGTGGCCAAGAGCGCCTTTCTGATGATCCATAACTGTTGGGTCTGGCTGGCCGCGAACCGCCATGGTTTGCGAGAGGCCGCGGATCAGATGGAAGCGTTCGACCGGGCGATGATCGGCCTCTATGCCGACACCTGCGGGCTGGAGGAGGGTGAGGTCGAAACCATGCTCGATGCTGAAACCTATCTCAATGGTTCCAGCGCACTGGAGAAAGGTTTTGCCACCGGCCTGATCGAGGCTGACGAAATCAAGGAAAGCCACGATGACGCCCAGTCCCAGGCCCGCGCTGCACGCCGGTTGGATGCCGCGCTGGCGAAGTCCGGTATGCCGCGAAGCGAGCGGCGCAAACTGCTGGCAGAGATCAAGACCGGTACGCCTCGCGCTATCGGCGGCGACAGGCTTCGCGCTGTCGTGACGGGTACGCCTGGCGCTGCCCTGGATACCGCCGTTTTCGAACAAACCGCACAACAGGCCAGCGCGCTGAAAGGGCTTCTCCCTCTGCGTTAACCGCCTGTTCAAGCCCATTCAAAGCCACCCGCGAGGTGGCTTTTGCATTTAGCAAGGATCAACGCCATGCCTTTGGATCTCGAAAAAATCGAAGCCGCTCAGCAGGAAACCCAAAAAGAGCTGAAAGCTGTCGGCGACCAGATCAAACAGTACGCCGAGCAGACGGCCAAGGAAATCAAGCTTTCCGGTGAGATGCAGGCCGAAACTCGCACCAAGGTCGATGAGCTATTGCTCACCCAGGGGGAGTTACAGGCCCGTCTGCTGGAGACCGAGCAGAAACTGATCCGGGCGAACACGCACCGTGAACCGGAACACCAGCCGTCTGCCGGCGAACTGGTGGCGGCCAAAATGGCCGAGGAGGGGGTGACCAGTTCGTTTCGCGGCTCGCGCCGTGTCGAGGTGCCGCGCGCGGCCATTACCTCGGTGCCTGAGTCGGCCGGCGCCCTGGTGGCCCCGGACCGTCAACCGGGAATTATTGCCCTGCCTCAACGCCGCCTGACCATTCGTGATTTAGTGGCGCCAGGGAGTACCAATAGCAACTCGGTGGAGTTCGTCCGCGAGACGGGGTTCACCAATAACGCGGGGGTTGTGGGTGAAGGGCAGGCCAAGCCCTACAGTGACCTGAAGTTCGAATTGGACAACGCGGCGGTCCGTACCATCGCCCACCTGTTCAAAGGTAGTCGGCAGATCCTCGACGACGCTCCGGCCTTACAGAGTTTTATCGACGCACGTGCCCGTTATGGGTTGCTTCTAGCGGAAGAGGCCCAGTTGTTGTACGGCAACGGGACTGGCAATAACGTGCACGGCATCATTCCGCAGGCCCAACCGTACAACCCACCGGCAGGGGTTGTCGTCGACGCCGAGCAACGTATCGATCGTATCCGCCTGGCGCTGCTGCAGGCCACCCTGGCCGAGTTCCCCTCGACGGGCATCGTGCTCAATCCCATCGATTGGGCGTTGATCGAGCTGCTCAAGGACGGTGAGCACCGCTACATCATTGGGCGGCCGCAAGAGGGTACCGCGGCGCGTCTGTGGAATCTGCCGGTGGTGGAAACCCAGGCCATCGTCCAGGACGACTTCCTGGTGGGAGCCTTCAAGTTGGCGGCGCAGATATTCGACCGCATGGCCATTGAAGTGCTGATCTCCACCGAGAACGACAAGGACTTCGAAAACAACATGATCACCATCCGCGCCGAAGAGCGTCTGGCGTTCACCGTGTACCGCCCTGAAGCATTCGTCACCGGCTCCCTGTCCGAGTCCTGATGACGAACATTCGCCTGCGCGACCGGGCAATCCGGTCGCATAACTCGTGGAAACGTTATGGCTGACTCTATTCCCGCACCCTGGTCGGTAGTGGTCTGCATCGCCAGCGGACCCAGTTTGACGGCGCAAGACTGCGCGGCGGTCAGAATATGGCGCGAGGCGTCAGGCGTCGAAGCCCGGGCTGTCATCTGCACCAATACCAGTTTCCGCCTAGCGCCGTGGGCCGATGTGCTGTTCGCCATGGACCGCGCCTGGTGGTACGAGCATATGCCGGAGGTGAAACGCCGATTTTCCGGTGAGCTGGCGGCCTTGAATCAGGCGGCCCACGATGTGGTGCCCTGGCGGATCAAGGACTACCGCAACTCCGGCGCCGCCGCGGTGGCTCTGGCGATCAAACGCGGTGCGAGCCGGGTGATTCTGCTGGGCTACGACCTGCAATACACCGGTGGCCGCCGGCACTGGCATGGAGACCATCCGGCCTGTCTGGGGAATGCCGACAGAATCACCACCTGGCCGGCGCAGTTTGCGCGGTTGCGTCAGGACTATCCATCTATCGACATCATCAACTGTTCTCGGGAAACGGCATTGACCGTTTTCCCGAGGGCGGATCTGCAGGTGACGCTCGATGGTCTGTAGCCGCTGCATCATTGTCGCCTCCGGACCTTCGGCGCGTGGTTTCGAGCCGCCGGCCGACGTCCTGGTCATCGCCGTCAACGGGGCGATCGATTGGTTGTCACGGGCCCATTGGTTTTTCACCCTGGATCCTTCGATCGCCAATCTCAAGCGGCTGGCGACACCCCGCCACGGCGTGCTCTATGCCGTTGCGTTTCCGGCAACCCTCGGGCTTCCTGATCATGTTCTGCAGTTCGAGCGGTATGCCGCGTGGGGGCAGGAGCCGAGCACGATGGGTAGCCCTGAATGGTGGTTTTGGCGCTGGTCGGCGGTGTCTGGACTGAGCACCGATCCCAACCGGATCAATACCGGCAACAGCGCCTACGGCGCGCTGGGCCTGGCTTTCCACCTGGGTTGCAAACAGGTTGCGCTGGTCGGGGTCGACGCAACGGCTGATGAGCGCATAGAGGGGGGCCATCCCAATAACCTGAGCCACTTGCCGCTTCTGTTCGCCTCGGCACGCGAGCAGATCGACGTGACCTCCTGCGGCCTGATGGGCGGCATCCCGCATATGGAGCTTCTTGAATGGCTCGAAAAAACCAGCCCGTCATCGTCACGGTGATGCGCTCCGGCGGCGTGTACTCGCCGGAGCATGTACGGTGGCTGCACCGGCAGTTCCCCAGGCACTACAGCAGTGCCTGCCTGACGGATGTCGCCGTGGCGGGCGTCGACTGCTTTGAGCTGGAGTATGGCTGGCCGAAATGGTGGAGCAAGCTGGAACTGTTCAACCCCAAAGGCCCGCTCGGTCGCCGACGTCTGTTCTTTATCGACCTGGATTCGGTAATCGTCGGTGATATCCGCGACCTGCTGGCCGTTCGGCCATACACGATGCTGACCGACTTCTACCGCGAGACGCAAAACGACCCGCCTGCGGCCTCGGCGGTGATGTCGATTCCGGTTGAGGTCAAGGCGCCCATCTGGCACCAGTTCATGCTCGATCCCGAGCGGCATATGCGCGAATGCACCGCGCCGAACCGGCACGGTGACCAGGGCTTTATCGGTACCACCGGCATTGGTGCTCAGCGCTGGCAGGACGTCATGCCGGGAACGGTGGTCAGCTTCAAGAAAGACGTTGCACAAAAGGGCCGCTACTCCCGCGCGGTGGGGACGGGGCGGGTGCCCGAGTCCGCCCGGATCGTCTGCTTTCATGGCAGCCCGCGCCCTTGGGAAAGTGGGGAGTCCTGGGTACCTCCGATGGTGACCTGAATGCCTGTACTTGTTTCGTTCTACACCGACAACTGGCTGTACCCGCAGCACGCGGCCCGGCTGGCCGCCGAGTGCGACCACTACGGTATTCCACGCGATATCTGCCGGCTCGAAACCACTGGCGACTGGATGAAGAACACGCAGCTCAAGGCGCGTTTCATCCGCGATCGTCTGGATAGGCACGGCGAAATCATCTGGCTCGATGTGGACAGCGCGCTGCTGCGAAAACCGGATTTGTTCAAGCGCTCACTGCCGTCGGACCTCGGTCTGGTACGCCATACCACGCTCCCGCGGCATTGGCATGTGGGGATGATGATGTTTCGGCAGTGTGCGGGCGTGGCTTGGTTGCTGGATGAATGGATTGACCGGCTGGAGTCCGGCGGCGGTACCGACGAGGCCGCCCTGGACATCACCTGGAACAGGCTGGCCGATCGGCTACTGGTTTCGGTCGCTACCCTTCCTATCACTTATCACGCGCTGCCGGTTCGCCGCGGCTATGCCCCGGGCTCGGTCATTGGCATGGGGCTGTCGATGGATTCGACCAAGATGGCGATGAAGCGACGTAATGCACAAAAAAGGTAGAGGCAACATGGCACGTAAAAATCAGAAATCTTTAGCCGCGCAACCCAGAGACTCGACGCCGGAGACATCTGCGCCGGACGATCAGGGCGCGCTGTCTTCACTCATTCAGTCGGCTGAGTCACAGCAGGCCCAGGCACCTACCTCTGTTGATGAGGGAGGTGTCACCCTTTGGCCTCTGCGCAGCTACCTGGACCAAGGCGAAGTGAAGCGCGCTGGAGGCAAACCCTACCAGGCGACCCGGTACCAAGCCGCTCAGTTGATTGCCAAAGGATTAGCCTCCGACAGCGAGCCCCGCCGCTGATGGCCGTCATCGACATGGGTACCGCCATGCAGCATGTAAAGGCTGAAGAGGATGATCGAGGGCACGTAGCACTCCTGCTGGAGGCCGCCGAGGACAGTGCTACTCAGTTCCTGAACAGGCGCTTTTTCGCCGATCAGGCCGCGCTGGAGCAGGCGGTGATCGATGGAACGGCCGGGCGCTCGCCGATGGTGATCAGCGCGGCCATTCGGGCGGCTTGCCTGTTGATACTCGGACACCTCTACGCCAATCGCGAAGACACCGTGACCGGCATCAATGCGGCCTCCGTCGTGGAGTTTCCCATGGGGTCACGGGCGCTACTGACACCGTATCGCGTCGGCTGGGGAGTCTGAACATGGCCTACCGCGAACCTGCGGCCGGCGAGCTCAATCGGCGTGTCGCTATCCGGCTGCGCACGGATGTCCCGACGCCGGATATGGGCTTGGGGTCCGAGTTCTCCACGCTCAAGCCCCGCTGGGCGAAGATCGTGCCCGTTGGGACGGCGGTGTACGCCGAGGGTATCCAGACCGATGTCAAGATTACTCATCGCATCGAAATGAGGCTTTTTCCGGGCATCACCGACGCGCATGAAGTGGTGCATGTGCGGCTTGAGCCAGGCGGCACCGACCTCTATGAGGTGATTGCAGATACGCCGGTATACCGGGTCAAGCGCAGCGCCGATATGAACGGTACCGGACGCTTCACGTTGCTGGAAGTGGAGGAGCTGGGCTTGATACAACCGGCTGGAGGCATTTATGGCTAACTCAGTGGCGCTCGAAGGCTATCTGCATATCGAGGGATTCGACAATTTGACCCGTGACGTCTTCGACAAACGGAAGATCCGCGAGGGCATGCGCAAGGCTGGGCGCATCGTTGCGAGGCAGGCCCAGGTGAACCTGGCACTGGCTCGAGGAGAAGATAATTACCCGGTCAGTCGGAACGGGACGCTGCTGAATTCGATCGCCTTCAAGCTCTCCCGATCGGGATTCCTGGTCAAAATCGCACCGTACAAAACCAGCGCCATGAAGGCGTATTACCCGGCCTACCTGTATTACGGGGTCAAAATGGGAGGGCGCCTGAAACCCCTGGCCCCAGGGCAGGGCAAGGGCAAGTCGAATCGCCGGGGCAAGGGCGTCCGGTCTGCAGCTCTGGCAGCGCGCGCTGCAGGTGACTGGCGGATCAAGCCGCGCAAGAACTACATGTCCGACGCACTGCAGGATACTCAGTCGCAAGTGCGTAGAATTTTGGAGGCGGCCTTTGCGCAGGCATTGGGTTGAGGGGGAGACAGGGGCTGGTTTGTGGCGACTGTTCGGATTTGCTATGGTGGTAGGAAGTATTCCTACCTTTCACAGGTGAGCCTATGAGCACGGCCGAAAAAATCAGTATTGCGTTGCCGCCCGAAATGGTCCACATGGTCCGTAGCGCGGTGGCCACCGGCGAATATGCCTCAAGCAGCGAAGTCATTCGCGATGCATTGCGGGACTGGACGTACAAGCGCAGCTTGCGCCAGCAAGGTGTCGACGAATTACGTCAGCTTTGGCAAGAGGCGCGGGCTGATGAAACCCCCGGCGTCTCTGCTGATAGTGTTCTTGACCGTCTGGAGCGTAAGTATCAGGCCATCGCTGACGCCAGGGGCGTGGGCAAATGATGCAGCTTGAGCTCTCTCGTTATATTGAGGGGGATTTGGATGACGTCGCTGATTTTATTGCGCAAGACAACCCGGTACGGGCTGTGACCTTTATTCAGGATATCCGAAGGAAACTTTCGGATATCCAACGCAACCCGTACATCTACCAGCTTCGCCCGGATATAGGCCAGGATGCCCGCATGGCGGTAGTTGGGAATTACGCCATCCTTTTTCGTGTTATTGAAGGTGAGACTGTGCGGATCGAGCGTGTAGTTTATGGCGGTCGCAACTTGCCAGGTGTTGTCGATCTGCTTTAAGTGACTGCGATTTGAGGGGGGGCGCCAGGATGAACGCGCCCGCTTGCTGTGGCGATCAGGACGCTTCTCCGGACGTTTCTGGCGTGATTTTCGGAATCTGGACTACAGACGAATTTAGGCTTTCTTTCTTACGTTGACTCCCTTTCAATCACTGAAACGGATGGCAGCATGGATACGATCAAACTAAAGAACGAGCACACCGGGCAGTTCAAGGAAGCGCCGGTAGGTTTTTCTTGGACGACGTTTTTTTTCGGGTTCTTTCCTGCGCTATTACGAGGTGATTGGAAGAATTTTCTGATTATGTTGTTCTTGAGCGTTCCCACGTTTGGCATTGTTCTGATCGTGTACTGGTTCAAGTACAACAAGATCTATATCAACGACTTGATCGGGAACGGCTTCAAAGTGGTCATGAGCAAGGAAGAAGCTGAATTTATGTCGGCGAAAATGGGTGTGGTGCTACCTATCATAAATTCTGAGAAAAACAGCTTTGATGAAGCTTGATCTCTCTGAGACGGTGTGGGACAGCCGGCTATTTTTGCCTTATGCCAAAAGCTAACTGTACCGCGTTTCTGAGCCTTGGTTGGTCGAGTCCGATCAGTCTCTGGCGGCACTGACTTCCATCCACCCCGCCACGGCGGGGTTTTTTACGTCTGGAGTTTGCTCACCCATGAAAATCACCCCGATCGTGGCGCATCTGCGTGGGTATTGCCCGAGCTTTCAGAGCCGGGTGGCCGGCGGTATCGACTTCGAGGCGGTCGCCAATAGCGCACAACTGAATAGACCTTCGGCTTATGTCATCGCCGTCGGCGACAGAGCCGGCGATAACGATCTGCAGAACGGCGTGCGGCAAAACATCCGCGACAACTTCGACGTGATTCTGGTGCTCGACGGCAAGGACGAGCGCGGCCAGGAGGCGGTCGACTTGTTGCATGAGCTGCGCGCCGAGCTCTGGCGGGCGTTGATCGGCTGGCGTCCTGGCGCGGACTACGACCCCATTGAATACGAAGCGGGCGAACTGGTGCTGATCAACCGCGCTCGATCGATCTATCGATACAGCTTTTCCGCCGAATTCCAACTGGGGCGCAACCGGGCCACCGATCCGCCCGAAACTTGGTTGGAGCTTGAGCTGGACGGTCTACCGCCGTTGGAAGGGATCGATATCGCCTACGACTTTATCGACCCGCTGGTTGACCCGAATCTGGCGGCTACCGGCCCGGACGGCCGAATTGAAATCCAAACCCGAGAGGACTGGCCGACGTGAACACCCTTTACCTGAAGCCCGCGGCCCAGCGTGCTGTACCTGATCCTGCACAGGACGGGGCGTTGCTCCCCGAGGCCGGCGCCTGGGTCCCTCATGACCCTTACTGGCAAAGGCGGTTGCGCGAGGGGGATGTTGTCCCTGGCGAACCACCGAACGAATCCGCCGATCCATCCGAGCCCATCGAGCCGCCGATGCTCGAGCCGGAGCCGGTCCGGTCTCAATCCATAGGAGGAAAGCGCAATGGCCGTAAGCTTTAACAACATCCCCGCCGATGTGCGTGTACCGCTGTTCTATGCCGAGGTCGATAATTCGATGGCCAACAGCGGTGCCAGCACCTTTCGGCGATTGATTGTGGCCCAGGTCAACGACACGGCGGACAGCGATGAAATCGGCCGGTTGACCCTGATGGCGCGTACCAGTGATGCGCGAGCGATCGGTGGCGACGGCTCGATGCTGGCGGCCATGCATGCCCGGCACCGGGAAATCGATATCGTTGGCGAGCTCTGGTGTCTGCCGCTGAAATTGGCCGATAGCAATGCGGCTCCGGCCGAAGGCACGATCACCCTGACAGGCACTGCGTCCACGAGCGGGACGCTGAGCCTTTATATCGGTGGCCAGCGAGTGAGGGTCGCAGTCCGGGCGCAAACCACCGCGGCGGCGGCCGCGACAGCCCTGAGCAACAGCATCAATGCTGCCATCGACTTACCTGTCATAGCCAAAGCCGCCAGCAGTACCGTGACACTGACCTGCAAGTTCTCGGGTGAGCTGGGTAACGACATCACCCTGATCCTGAACCGCCTGGGCCGGGCCAACGGTGAAATGACGCCTGCGGGCTTGTCCGTCATGATCAACCCTATGGTTGGAGGCCTGGGCACGCCGGATATGGTCGAGGCATTGGCGGCATTGGGCGACGAAGAATTCGAGTTCATCTGCCAGCCCTGGGCCGATATCGACACCCTCGACGCCTGGCAAACCACCATGGATGACAGCGCCGGCCGTTGGTCCTGGGCCAAGCAGATTTACGGGCACGTCTACAGCGCCAAACGGGGGACGCTCGGCCAACTGGTGGCTACTGGTACGGCTCGCAACGATCCGCACATGACCGTGCATGGTTTCGAAACCACGGTACCGCAACCAGTGTGGGAGGTGGCGGCCCAGTACGCCGCGCGCACGGCCGTGTTTATCAGCGCCGATCCGGCGCGACCGACGCAGACCGGAGAGCTGGGCAGCATTGATCCTGCACCGGCCAGCGAGCGTTTCATGCTGACCGAAAGCCAGTCACTGCTCAGCAAGGGCATTGCCACGGCCAACTACTCGGGTGGTGCTTATCGTATCCAGCGTGCGATCACCACGTATCAGCGCAACGCGTACGGCCAGCCTGACGATTCCTATCTGGACAGTGAGCCGCTGCACCAGTCGGCGTATGTGGTGCGCTTTCTGCGTAGCCGAATCACCAGCAAGTACGGCCGCCACAAGCTGGCCAATGACGGCACCAGCTTCGGTCCCGGCCAAGCCGTTGTCACACCGGCGGTGATTCGCGGAGAGCTGGTGGCGGCCTACGGCGAGCTGGAGCGCGAGGCTATCGTCGAAAACAAGGAGCTGTTCCAGGAATACCTGATTGTCGAGCGCGATAGCCAGAACCCTAACCGTATCAACGTGCTGTTCCCTCCCGACCTGGTTAACCAGTTGCGTATCTTTGCGCTGCTCTATCAGTTCCGTCACCAGTATCCCGAAGCCGCCTGAGGCTTCGTTCATCCCCCGGCCCGCCATTGTGCGGGCTTTTTAGTTGGAGAACCCCCATGGGCCAGAAAGTGGCAGGCACTTGTTACATCAAGGCCGACGGGCAGCAGTTGGTGATCACTGGTGGTGTCGAGGCACCGCTGGCCAAGGTCAAGCGCGAGACCATCGTCAAAGGCTATTTCAAAGAAGACGACGTAGTGCCCTTCATCAAGGTAGACGCGGTGCACACCCCGGACTTTCCCATCAAAAAACTGGCGACGGCCACCAGCATGACCGTCACCGCTGAGTTCAAAAACGGCACGGTCTACGTGCTCAGCGGCGCCTACGTGGTCGACGACCTGAACACCACGGGCGACGACGGCAAGGTCAGCATTCAATTCAACGGTATCGAAGGTGATTGGCAATGACCGACAACCCCGTCCACACATTGGCCTGCCCGATCCAGGCCAACGGCGAAGAGCTGACCGAGCTGGAGCTGCGCCGGCCCACTGTCGCCGAGGTGCGTGCCATCAAGGCGTTGCCCTACAAGATCGACAAGAACGAGGACATCAGCCTCGACATGGAGGTGGCCGCCAAATACATCGCGGTCTGCGCTGGTATCCCGCCGTCCTCGGTCAATCAGCTGGACTTGTCCGATCTCAACAGCTTGAGCTGGACGGTCACCGGTTTTTTCATGAGTGCGGCGTCGGCGACGTCGTCGAGCTGATGGTTGTCGCCTACGACCTGGCGTGGTTCTGGAAGGTCGACCCGGAACAGATGATGGCCCGTCCGCTGGACCTGATCGCCGAAGCGATGGCGCATGCCCAGAGGATCAATGAACAGCAGCAGGTATAGCAATGGTCGACAAATTCCAGCTCAAGGCGCTGATTACCGGTATCGACAAGCTGTCGCCCACGCTGGCGGGTATTCGCAAGAACGTGGCGAGCTTTCGCAAGCAGCTCAACAACACCGGGCTCGGCAAGATCGGCTTCAAGGAGGCGCTGACCGGCGGTGTCCTGGCAGCGCCGTTTATTCTCGGTGCCAAGAAGGCGATCGAGTACGAATCAGCCATGGCAGATGTGCGCAAGGTGGTCAAGTTCGAGACGCCCGAGCAGTTCAAGCAGATGAGCAATGACGTGACAGAGATGTCGGAACGTCTGCCCATGGCGACCACCGGTATCGCCCGGATCTACGCGGCAGGCGGTCAGGCGGGGTTTGCCCGCGATCAACTGAAGGACTTTGCCGAGTCCGCAGTGAAAATGGGCGTGGCCTTCGATCAGTCCGCTGAGCAAAGCGGCGAGATGATGGCGAAGTGGAGGACCTCTTTCACCATGACCCAGGATGAAGTGGTCGACCTGGCTGACAAGATCAACTACCTGGGCAATACCGGGCCGGCCAATACCCGGCAGATTTCGGCCATTGTCACGCGCATCGGACCCTTGGGTGAGATGGCCGGTCTGGCCTCTGGCTCTATTGCCGCGTTGGGCGCGACCATGGCGGGTGTTGGTGTCGAACAGGATGTGGCAGCGACGGGTATCAAGAACTTCATGTTAGCGCTGACCAAGGGCGGAGCGGTGACCAAGGCTCAGTCGATGGCCTTTAAGGCGCTGCGTCTGGATTCCAAGCAGGTCGCCAAGGATATGCAGAAGGATGCCGAAGGTACTGTGTTGAAGATCCTCGGTCGAATCAAGGATGTCGATGCTGACGCCCGCCCGGCGTTGATCATGAAATTGTTCGGCGGCGAGTCGGTCACCGCTATCGCTCCGTTGCTGACCAAGCTGGACCTGCTCAAGAGCAACTTGGAAAAGGTCGGCGACGCGTCGCTGTACGCCGGGTCCATGGAAGATGAATACGCCGCTCGGGCTGCGACCACGGCGAACGCGTTGCAGTTGTTGCGCAACTCGACAGACAACGTGTCGAAGTCGATCGGCGAAGCGCTGTTGCCTGACATCAATGCCATCATCACCCGGCTACGTCCGCTGATTGGCCAGATGTCGGTGTTTATCAAGGACAACCCGAATTTGGTCCGAGGCATCGTGGCGGCGGGGGCGGCGTTCACCGCGATGAGTCTTGGCGTGTGGGCAGTGATCCTGGCCACCAAGGTCCTGAATCCCTTACTGCAGGCCAACCCGATTATCCGGATCGCGTCGCTGATTGCCCTGGCGGTAGGGCTGATTGTCGCGAACTGGGACACGATTGTCCCTTTCTTCAAGGCTATCTGGGAAAAAGTCAAAGGCCCGGCCCTGGCGCTGTGGGAATGGTTGAAAACCGCTTTCTCGTGGTCGCCGATCGGACCGATTATGGAGAATTGGGCACCGCTGACCGAGCTGTTCAAGGCGATCTGGGGCGTGGTGGTGGCGCTGGCCAAGCCGGTGTTCAACTTCCTCAAGTACATGTTCGGTTGGACGCCCATTGGCATGGTGATCAAGTATTGGGAGCCACTTGGCGAGATATTCAAGGCGGTGTGGGACGTGCTGCTGGCTATCTCCGCGCCGGTCTTCGATTTCCTCAAGATGATGTTTGACTGGTCGCCGTTGGGCACGATCATCAAGCATTGGGAGCCGATCACGGCTTTTTTCAAGAGCCTCTGGGATAAGGTTAAGCCGATTCTGGAACCGATGATGAAGTGGCTCGGTGTCGCTGAAGGGGGGCAAGGCCTGATCAAAACGGCCACCAATCGGGCCAACGTGTTCGCTGAAGAGCAACGCATTCGCAATGCCGGCGTGGGCGGTGGGACTGGTGCGTTCCTGCAGGCTGATCTGGTACAGGATGTTGCTGCCCGGAGCCGCGGCGATGTCAGCCGGCTGCTACGCAGGCCCGGCGAAGTTGCGCCCGGTAGCCTGGTCCAACAAACCACGGCCAACAACCGTACCGACCTGCAGGGTTCGATGGTCTTTCGCTTCGAAAACGCGCCGTCGAACCTGCGCGTCGAGTCGACCCAAACCAACCAACCCGGCCTGGACGTCACCAGCAAGGTCGGTTACCGCGGACTCTCGCAACGAGGATAAACAACATGTCGAGTTGGCGCGATGCGCTTCAATCGGCGTCGTTTCGCGGCGTACCGTTTTATGTCGAAAACGAAGGCACCCCGATCGGCCGTCGGACCCAGGTACACGAATACCCCCAGCGTGATAAACCCTTCGTTGAGGACTTGGGCAGCCGGACCCGTACTATCCGGTTGACGGCGTTCGTGGTGGGTGATGATTGCTTCGAACGGCGCGACAACTTGTTGCAGGCCCTCGATCAGGAAGGTCAGGGCGTATTGGTTCATCCGTGGTTCGGCAAGCTCAATGTGACGGTGGCCGGCGAGTGCCAGGTCAGTCACGAACGCCGCGAGGGCGGGGTGGTGCGCTTCGACCTGACCTTCGTCGAAGGCGGTGAGAAGGGTTATCCGGCTGGTGTGCCGAATACGGGTCGACAACTGGACGATGCCTCGGACGGTCTGCTGGAGTCGCTGTTATCCGAGTACCGCTCGACAATGGCTTCAGTCAACGCTGGACGTCTGCACGCTTCGGCGTTGCAGAACGGATTGGTGGGGGTTCAGCAGGCTATCCAGCAGGAGTTCGGCCAACTGACCGGGGTGATCGGCACAGTGGCGGCGTTGGCCGATATGCTGACCCACGCGCCGAGCAACTTCAGCACACTGTTGGGCGCGCAGTTGTCCAGTGGCCGAGAGGACTTTTCCAGCTTCGCCGACTCGCAACGGGCCATGACGGCCAAGGCTGATGCCGCGCGTGGTTTGTTGCCCAACACATCGACACCGCCCTCAACCACCGACACTGGCAAGGTGCTCAAGGCTGCTCATGAACTGGTGCGTGATGCGTTGCTCGTCGACATCGTGCGAGCGGTTGCTGCAATGCCGGTGGTGCTGGCACCGACACCACTGCCGGGTGTGCCCACCGTCGAACAACAAGCGGCGTCGCCGATTCAGCGGCCCGAGGTGCCGGTGTATGACGATGTGATTGCCCTGCGGACCGCCATCAGTGGAGTGCTGTGGGCGTCGGCCCTGACTGCTCTCCATGCCCATTTCGAACAGCTGGAACAGGTGCGCAAACTGCTGGAACGACACCTGACGGCGGTCGCGGCCTCGGGAGCGCGGTTGGTTTACGTCACCCCGAAACAGAGCCTGCCCGCCGTGGTGCTGGCTTACCAGCGCTTTGCCGATGCTAGCCGAGACGCTGAAATTGTCTCGCGCAACCGTGTTGCACACCCCGGCTTTCTGCCGCCGATACCGCTGCAAGTCGCCCAGGAGTAACCCTTATGGATCAAGTCAATGCCGTCACGCTCAGCGTCGACGGCCTGGATTACGCTGGCTGGAAGAAAGTCAGTATAAGCGCCGGCATCGAACGTCAGGCCCGCGACTTTAATCTCGACGTGAGCTGGCGCTGGCCCGGGCAGGACACCGAAATTCCGATCAAGCAGGGCGCAGCCTGTGAGGTCCGCATCGGCGCCGATCTGGTGCTGAGCGGTTTTATCTTCGCGACACCGGTTCGTTACGATGCGACCAGCGTCACCCGCAGCATCGCCGGACGCTCGCGCACCGCCGACCTGGTGGACTGCGCGGCGATCAACCAGCCTGGCCAGTGGCGTGGGCAAAGTGTGCAGCAGGTGGTGCAGGCGCTGGCCCAGCCTTATGGCATCCAGGTGCTCAGCGAGGTGCCGGATACCGCGAAATTGACCGAGCACAGCATCGAGCCGGGTGAAACCGTGTTCGAGTCCATCGACCGCCTACTGACCCTCTCGCGCCTGCTCTCCACCGACGATGCCAGCGGTCGACTGATCATCGTCCGGCCCGGTAGCGCCGGACGCGCAGTCGATGCCTTGCAGTTAGGGGAGAACGTCCTTACCGGTTCCGCACCGCTGGATTTCTCCGGGGTGTTCTCCGAATACAAGGTGCTGGGTCAGCGGGCCGGTACCGACGACAGTTTCGGCGAACATGCCTCGGAAGTGCAGGCCAGCGTCAGCGACCCACGGGCGCCGCGCAAGCGGGTGATGCTGCTGCAGGAAAGCGGGCAGATCACCCCGGAGCTTGCTGCCGCCCGGGCCAATTGGGAGCGCGGCAGCCGAATGGGCGAGGCGCTGACCACGACCTACACCGTGCAGGGTTGGCGGCAATCCAACGGCCAGCTGTGGAAGGTCAACATGGTGGTGGCCGTGCGTGACCCCGTGATCGGCTTTGATCGCGACATGATCATCAGCGAAATCGAATACCGCCTCGACGAAAACGGTACGGTGGCCACGCTCACCGTGGCACCGCCTGAAGCCTTCGAGCCGGAACCCAAAGATCCCCACAACGCACGCAAATTGAAGAAAGGTGGCAAGGCCGACAACTTCGAGTACCTGCTGCCCGCCGATTACAAGGACAAACCATGAGCGGGTTCACCAAATTACTGGCCCGCGGACTGGTGAGCCTGGTCAATGCCGACAGCAAATTGCAGTCCTTGCAGATGCGCCTGTTGGCAGGTGAAACCAAGGATGGCATGGAGCACTTCGAGCCCTATGGCTTTACCGCCAACCCACATCCGGGCGCCGAAGCCCTGGCGGCTTTCCTCGGTGGCGATCGCTCCCATGGCGTGATCGTCTGCGTCGCGGATCGACGGTTTCGATTGATCGGCCTGCAGAGCGGTGAAGTGGCGCTGTACACCGACGAGGGGGACACCTTGCACTTCAAACGTGGCCGGGAAATTGAGATCACTACCACCACCCTGCGTATCCAGGCTACCGAGCAGGTTGAAATCAACACCACCACGATGCGGATCAATGCCAGCGCCTCGGTAGAGTTCGATACCCCGACCATCAATACCACTGGCGAGATCATCTCCCAGGGCGATCAAGTGGCCGGTGCCATCAGCCAGCAGAATCATGTTCACGACAACGTGCAGAACGGCCCCGGTATGACCAACAAGCCGGTGGGAGGCTGAATGGCGCTACTCAACAGCGAAAACTTCGACCGGGCCTGGCACCGCGCCGCTGTCATCAGCCTGCTGAGCTGGCGTCGGGCTGGACCTGATGACCCGCTTGACGATGACGAACGTCACGGCTGGTGGGGCGACAGCTTCCCGACCTTGGCCAACGACCGTATCGGCTCCCGGCTATGGCTGCTGCGCCGCCGTTCGCTGACCGCGCAGACCCAGCGCGATGCCGAAGACTACGCCCGCGAGGCGCTGGCCTGGATGCTCGAGGACGATCGTATTACCGGCATCGCCGTCACCAGTCGACGCGGTCCCGATCGTCTTGACCTGTATGTGGTGCTGAGCCGGCGCCACGGCGACCCGATCACTATCACGCTCGACAACCTCTGGTTGATTCTCCATGCCCTTTGAAACCCCAAGCCTGCCCACGCTGATCAGCCGGGCACAAAATGACCTGGGCGGCGCCACTGCCTTGCTGCGCTCCGATGCGCAGGTGTTGGCTCGCGTCAATGCTGCCGCGTCCTATGGGCGCTATGGCCATCAGCTTTATATCGCCGACCAGATTCTGCCGGATACCGCCGACGAGGAAACGCTGATCCGCATGGCGCGGATTCGCCTCAAACGCGATCGCCTACCAGCGGTGGCAGCCAGTGGCACGGCGCTGTTTGCTGGCAATGTGTCGGCCCTCCTCGATGAAGGGGTATTGCTGCAAAGCGAGGAGGGTTTGCGTTATCGGGTCCGTGAGTCGGTGACCCTGATTGGTCCGAGCGGTGTGGCCAAGATCGAGGCCGTGGAACCCGGTGTATTGGGCAATGCGCCGGCCGGCAGCGTGCTCAAACTCATTTCTCCGGTACTTGGTATCGCCGAACGCTTCACTGTGCTCGCCCCGGGGCTGGAGGGAGGTACCGATCAGGAAGGTCTGGAGAGCCTGCGGGCGCGAGTGATTCGCTCATATAAGGTCGTCGCCCATGGGGGCAGTGCCGACGACTACCAGACTTGGGCGCTGGAAGTCCCCGGCGTTACCCGGGCCTGGGTACGGCGCCACTGGATGGGGCCTGGGTCAGTCGGCGTGTTTATCGTCCGGGATGGCGACCTCAACCCGATCCCCGGCGAGGAGGCGTTGAAACAAGCTTATGACTCCATCGAAAAAGAGCGCCCCGTCACTGCCGAGCTGGGTGTCTTTGCGCCGGTCGAGGAGCCAGTGCCCTATGAAATCAAGGTGGTCCCTGACAGCAGCGCGGTCCGCCAGGCCGTGGAGGATGCACTGATCGACCTGCATCAGCGCGAGGCGGACCTTGGTGCGATATTGCTGTGGACCCACATTGGCGAAGCCATCAGCGGGGCGACGGGTGAAAGAGATCATCAACTGATCAGCCCTATCGCCGACGTCACGCCCATGGCCAACGGCCTGCTGACATTTGGAGGAATCCAATGGCGATAAGAGATGCCACCGATTACTACGAGCAGCTCCTTGCCTTGCTGCCGCCTGGCCCGGCCTGGGACATCGAGCGGGTTCCTGAGCTGCGCCCGATCCTGCTGGGCACCGCCAAGGAACTGGCCCGGGAGGATTTACGGCTGGCCGACCTGCTGGCCGAGAGTGATCCCGACACCGTGCGCGAACTGGTGACCGACTGGGAGCGCGTGATGGGCCTACCCGATCCCTGCCTGGGCGATGAGCCGACCTTCGAGGACCGGCAACTGGCGGTTCGCCGACGGTTGACTGAAGTGGGCGGGCAAACTCCGCGCTTTTTTGTGGAATTGGCGATCAGCCAGGGCTATCACGACGCCAGTGTCACCGAATTTCGAGCACCACGTTTTGGCCGTACCCGGCTGGGCAAGGCGCACTTTGGTACCTGGCACGCGCAGTTCATGTGGACCTTGCACACAGGCCCACGCAAGCGCATCGGTCGGCGCTTCGGTGCCAGCTACTGGGGTGAGCGCTTTGGCGTCAACCCCAGCGGCGCTTTGGAATGTGTCATCCACCGGGCCGCCCCAGCCCATGCCCTCGAATACATTAACTACGGAGTGCCTGATGGATTTTCCGAAGAGCGTCCCTAACGTTGGCCTGGTCAATGGCCGTTTTGTCGATGAGGACCCGTCGATCGAGTTGGTCGGCTCCTTGGTGCCGGCGGCTTGGGGTAATGCCCTGACCGATGAAATTCTCAACGTGATCGAGAGCCAGGGCCTGACGCCCACCGAAGGTGACAACACCCAGCTCAGAGCCGCGATCCTGAAGATCATCCTGGAACGGGTTCCTCCGGCGTTCGAGCAAGCCACTCCCGAGAAGCTCGGGCTCGTTGCCCTGGCCAACCAGGTGGAGGCCGAGGAGGGTAGCGATGCGCTCAAGTCCTCGGCTCCGCTGCGAGTATTGCAGGCGTTCCGCAAGCTGGTGCTGCTGTGCAGTGAAACGGTGGTTGGCTTGGCGCGAAAGGCCACCCAGGGCGAAGTCGATGGTGGTGTAAATGACAGCGCTTTCATAACCCCGAAAACGCTGCTCTTCGGCATCAGGACTGTGCCGGGAGGATTGGCTCTACCGGAGCGTTGGGGCGGTTTCATCTTTCAAATCGTTCGGGTTGAAAATTTGTCGGTTAGAACGAGTGTCACGCTCAACCTGCCGATCAACATTACACAACACATTGGAACCTGGACCTCTATGGAGGGTGACCCAGGAGGGGTTCTTCGTTGGGGGGGAGAAATATATACCGAGACTTCGTCGGAAACAGTCAGCGTTTTATATGCGTCAGGTCTGAGCTATGAGGGGCAGACTAAAAATATTGCCGTCCTCGTTGTAGGACGCTGAGTATCTCTGCTCCAAACAATATCGTGAGTGAAATGAATTATGGATTATCCGAAAAGTGTGCCAAACGTGGGTTTGGTGGGTGGAAAATTTGTTGATGAAAACACCTCGACTGGACAAGTAGGGTCATTGATTCCGGCAACCTGGGGAAATGCCGTTACGGATGAAATTCTGGCAGTTATCGAAGCATCCGGTATGCTCCCAGACGAAACCGATAACAACCAACTCAAGAGTGCCATTATCCGTCTTGTTGAGCAGGGTTTGCCTGAGCTACCGGTCGAGGCCACTCCTGATAAGCCAGGCTTGGTGGTGCTGGCCACGGAAGATGAGGCGATTGCCGGCGAGAATGACCGCAAGACGATGACGCCGCTACGGGTCTTTCAAGCCCTCCGGGCCTGGGTGGCCCAGGCGACTGAAACCATAGCGGGCCTGACACGCGTGGCGACTCAGGACGAGGTCGAAGCGGGGGAGAACGACGAGGCCTTTGTTTCCCCGAAAAAGATGCTATTCGGCTTTTCGTATAGCGATGACGGATTCATCTTGCCGAAATGCTTGGGTGGTTTTGTCTTGCAATGGTTGGTGTTTGATATAGCGCCTTCAACCAGCCGCGTCTTACCGTTGCCGATACCTTTACAGAAACACCTCATTACGCTGCCGAGCGTATTGGGAAATCCGTCTGGGCCCAGTATCGGGTTCAACATCAGCACAGAATCAGCGCTCGATGCCGTCACGGTTTATCTCAGTTCATCCAATATAAATCCCGATCCGTCATTTCGGGTCAACTTGCTTGTAGTTGGGCGTTGATGGGGATCTATAAGTTTTGTGGGGACGGGGGCTTTACACCCCCCGTCCCTTGTTCAAGAAGTTTTTCATACGGCTTTTTGGGTAGCCTCCAATCTTTTAGGTCGAGCCATCAAGAATGGAGGTATATAGCGAAGCGCAGCTCATTATCGATGATGTCGAGGGTGTGCAAGCGTATAGGTCCCTGCCACTGGATGGAATCATGCGGAGTTAGGTTACTATCTTGAATTGTTGTTTCGTTGTCACGTTTTGAAAGTCTTTTGGTCGGAGGCAGATGAGACCATTAGTTTCACCTCCAACTTTAGTCATAACCCTATCATCAGCAAGGCAGTAGATATATATTTCATCTCCTGGATTTCCGGGCTCGATGCGCCAAAGCTGCCACGGAGACTCTTTTTTATTAGTGGCAATAATATCTCCAAATCCGTTGCTTTTTCCCTCTATAAATAGTTCAGATGTATAAGATTTTATATGGTAAGTGCCTGCAATATCGCCAGGCATGAATAGCCAAGTAAAATTTCCAGGAGGTGCACTCCTGGCCCTAACAACATCGTCTTCAGGGCTGTTATAGTAAGCTATGGCTAGTCCGCCTCGATCTGAAATTATTTTTGCTGGAGTCGCTGGAATGCTTGTTGCCCGGGTTGAATCGGCTTCAAGTTCCTGATCTGGCGTTGCAGAATCAGGAGGTTGTGTGCTCTTTTTCATTACCTTTCTCCTTCGCTTGCTGGTTGAGGTAACAGCAATGGATACAGCAATGGCGAAGAACCGAGTGAGCTTGCCAACAACCAACTGACACATAATACCCAAGTTCTCAGTATAGCGTGATTATGAAAGGTGCAAGCTTGCCCGCCTGACGAACGATGGCCCAGATAGGGCACCAGGAGTACAGCATGTCCATCACACAGCAGCAGTTGCTGCAAATTCTCTCGAACGCCGGCCAACAAGCCGGCGTTTTTGTTCCTCTCCTCAACACCGCGATGTGCCGCTACCAGATCGTCACATTGCCTCGTATTGCCGCCTTTATTGCCCAGGTCGGACACGAGTCGGCGCATCTGACTCAGATGGCCGAGAATATGAACTACAGCACCCAGACGTTGCAGAGGAGTTGGCCGGGCCGTTTTGATGCTGGGCTAGCCGTCAAAGTTGCTTACCAGCCTGAGCTGATCGCCAACATCGCCTATGGCCAGCGAATGGGGAATACCGAGCCAGGCGACGGCTGGCGGTATCGTGGGCGGGGGCTGATTCAGGTAACCGGCAAGGATAATTATCGAGCCTGCGGTGAGGACCTTGGCGTGGACCTGGTTGCCTTCCCAGAGCTGCTGGAGCAGCCACGGCATGCGGCGATGTCGGCGGCCTGGTACTGGTTTGTCCATGGCTTGAACCCGCTGGCGGATAAAGGTGCGTTCAAGGATATCGGCAGCATCATCAATACCGGTGGGCCGGGGAAGAAACCACACGGCGCGGACCAGCGGCTGGTGCTGTTTGAGCGGGCGTTGCAGGTGCTGACGTGAGTCCGCTGCTCCTGAAGTGGGGCGGTTCTGCCCTGATTGTTTCGTCGCTGATGGCGGCTTCCGGTTTTGCTACGTGGCAAGTCCAGAGCTGGCGTTACGGTGAAAAGCTTGAGCAGCAGGGGCGCCTGCACACCGACATGCTCAATGAGATAGCCCGGGCCTATGCCGACCAGCAGCGTCTCGAGCAAGACAACCGCCTGGCCCTGGAGCAGCGACTGCAGGCCAGTGACCAGACCCATCAACGAGTCCTGACCGATGCTCGACGCACCCAAGCACGCCTGCGTGATCGCCTGGCTACTGCTGACCTGCGGTTGTCAGTCCTCCTCGAGGCAACTGATTCCCACAGCTGTGCAATGCCTTCCACCACCGCCACCGGCCGCGTGGTTCATGGAGCCTCGCGAGCCCAACTTGACCCGGCGCATGCTCAACGAATTATCGATATCACCGATGAGGGAGACAGAGGATTGATCGACTTGGCGGCCTGCCAGGGTTATGTCAAAGCACTGCATCAATAG